AACGTATTTCCAAACTTGATCGACGCCGCTGTCGGTGGCTCGGCAGGTGATACATGGAACGGCACGGCCATTGTGGAGAAGCTGCGTGATGTGGAAGCAGAAAAAGTTTCTGTTCGGAATCAGCGTGATCTGCTGCTCGCCGCAACCGACTGGACGCAGTGCGCGGACAGCAGCGCAGCCGTTAAAGCCCAGTGGGCTCCCTATCGGAAGGCTTTGCGGGACGTTCCACAGCAAGCTGGATTCCCATTCTCAGTTGTTTGGCCCACCTAAAACCAACCACCATTTAAGATGCCCCAAGTCAACACAGAACAGATTTTAAGGGAAGCAGTGGCCGGCTATGGGACAACCAACAAGGCTGTCGAGCAAGGCGTTTTAGCGGAACGGTATACGGGGAGGGCACGCCAGCTAGGCACCGTTGAGTCTGCGCTGGGCAAGATTGACGAGCAAGAAATGCTCCGGCTGCATCCTGAGTTGCAGGAGGGATTTGATAATGAGATAGCGGCGGGTGGAGATCCCAACCTCTGGCTTGAAGCCGCCATCAGGAACTCATCTACCATTGACCCCGCATCAGTTCCCCGTTCTGGGGGTATTGTTGACGCGGTGGGGGTTCTTGCCGGAAAAACGGGGGCCATTGAGAGTGCCGCCAATAGGGCTGCGCGGACGGCTGGCGTAGCGGACATAGCGACCCTTTCCCCGCTGCTGTCAGCAGCCTACCGTGCGGGCAATACTGAGCTATTTGGAGCCTTGGGCAAGGCCGGGGGCATGGTGGACAGCGGAGACCCCTATGCGGCCTACCGTGCGTCTGTTCTAGGGCAGCAGGCGGTGGGGCCGGCGGCAACACAGGGCTATGGAGCTAGTTTGGCGGCTTCTCAGGGCTATGGAGCTACAAACGCTGCTTCGCAAGGCTATGGGGCCACAAACGCCACCTCGCAGGGCTATGCATCCAGAGATGCCACCTCTCAGGGTTATACGTCTACGGACGCCACTTCGCAGGGATATACGGCAGAACAGGCTGCAATGCGGGAATATGCCGCAAGCCAAGCGGCAAGTCAGGGGTATACGGCGGCAAACGCCCGTGCGGTTGAAGATGCCAACGCCCAGATGATCGGGCGGGGCTTGCTTGGACAGTCGCTTTACCAGCAGGGTCTTAACGCTGGTCCTAGTGGCGCGGCCCAAACCCTTCAGCAGCGGGCGCAACAGCTTGCCGCTTCTACGGGTCAACTTTCACAAGAGGAGCTTCGTTCTGTCCAGCAGGGAAGCCGTGAAGCCTTTGCCGCCCGTGGCCTTGAGATGTCCAATCCGGCTATTTCTGGGGAGATTGGGGCGCGGATTGCAGCGCAGCGGGCCAGGCAGGCGGAAGACCTACAAATGGCTGCTGGGCTTAATCAGGCTTACACACAAGACCTTACGGCCAATCGCGGCTTTGCTACGGGTCTTTACGGGCAGGATGTTTCCCTTCAGTCGCAGAATCAAAGTGCGGCACTTCAAGTGGCATTGGCCAAACAACAGGCTGGCATTACGCTGTCCCTTGCGGATCAACAAGCCATTAACTCGGCCAGCCAGTTCGGGTCTAATGCGGCAAACGAACAGGCTCGTTTTAATGCCCAATCGCTAAACGCAGCGGGCCAATTTAATGCTGCGGCGTTTAACAATCAGGCCGCTATTAATGCTCAAGCGGTTAACGCCGCTAGTCAATTTGGAGCAAGCGCCGCTAATCAGGCCTCCTCCCAAAACGCTCAATTACGCAGCGCAGCCAGTCAATTCGGAGCAAGCGCGGCCAATCAGGCCTCGCTTTACAACGCCGGGTCCGCGAATACCGCTGCCCAGTTTGGGGCCAGTGCAGCCAATCAAGCGTCCCTTCAAAATTCCCAATTGGGCAGCGCAGCTAGTCAGTTTGGTGCCGGCGCATACAATCAAGCCTCGCTTCAAAATGCTCAATTAGGTAGCGCGGCTAGCCAATTTGGAGCAACGGCTGCAAATCAAGCGTCGCAATACAATGCCGGGTCGATTAATCAGGCAAGTCAATTTGGAGCGAACGCAGCTAATGAGCAAGCGCGTTACAATCAGAGCCTTGCCGCACAACAGCAACAGCAGGGGATTGCCAACCTTGGCTTGCTAGGCCAATCCACGATGGGGCAGACGGAGGCCAATCGCAATTATCAGATGAACGTCGCCGGGGGCTATCAGAGCGCCGCCTACGACCCGTCTAGCCTTGTCCTTGGACAGCGCAGCAATGCGATGCAGAGCGCCAGCGGGGTGTATAACGCTGCTTTGGGGGTTAATCCTGATTTCTCCGGCCAGCTTGGTCTGAATACGGGTGTTGCGCAGGACGTTAACATGACGACGTATAACGCACAAATGGATGCCCAAAAGGCCGCAGCAAACAGAAAAGCTGCTCTTATTGGGTCTGGCATTGATGCTGTTGGTAAAACCGTTGGTGCTGCTGCAACGATAAAAGCCACTTTCCTGTGCGTTCCGCATGGACAGAAAATTGACACTCCTAATGGATCTATCTTGATTCAAGATGTTGAGCCGGGGGATTACGTTATTGGATTTAATGGCAATCCAACAACCGTTCTTCAAGTTCACCGTTACAAGGAAGATCCATCCGCCATTCGATTTGTTAACATCAACCTAGACAATGGAAAAACCATTAGCGTATGCGATAAACATCGCGTTTCCGGCATTCCTTCTGAAAACCTTGTGGTTGGCGATCAAGTGGGCGGGCGTAGCATCGTATCTACCAACGTTTATGGCGGGGTGGAAAGGAGTTATGATATTCTCACTGAGGATGCTGGCTATCGCATGGTTGGCGTTCCTGTTAACTCAATGATCGCAGAAGTTGCAATGCGTGTTGCGGAAGAAATTTCTATCCATGCCTTATAACCCATCAGTTCAAGACAGAAGCGGAGAGATTCTAGCCCAAGGCATCTCGCAAGGGTTTTCCTCGCTCACCCAAGGCGTAGAAAAGTATTACAAGAAGAAGGAAGAGAATGAATTCTTGAACACCGCCATTCAAGGTAAACTTGGGACTGCTTTGAATGAAATGCAGAAGTTTCAAGCCAATCCTGCGGCATATGGTGGTGTTGCTCCAATCAATCCAGAGATGTTGGAGAAATTCCAGAACATTGGTGGGGCCAGCACCGCCAAGCTCAAGGCATTGAATGCTGACTTTGACGTAATGCTCCAGCGGTCAGCAAATGGAATGAAAGAAGCGGGAGCGGAAAGTCAAAGACTTCAAAATGTTGCACAGACTAATCTGTTGGCAAACAGTCTTGCAATTTCAAAGAACGATAACCTTGGAATGCTTAATGCTGGACGCAAGATTATGGCTGTTAAACCGGGAGAGCTAACCCCAGAAGCGATATTCAGAATTGGATCTGAAGCGGGCCTTTCTCCTGGAGCCATGGCGCAATTTAGTGAAAGTGCTAAAGATTTGTTGCCGAAAGCACCAAGGCCATCAACTAAGGAAGAGGTTCAAGAGACAGATTCTAATGGCAATCCAGTTACTGTCACTTATCGGGTTGATGCTAATGGCGCTAGGACTGAAATTGGAAGACAGCTTGCCGGAAATGCTGGAATGAAAATAGATAATGCAGGAGGACTCGTTGCCATTACCGGGGGAGAACAGGATGTTAAGGCTCAAGAGAAATTAGCAAAGAAAACCGAAGAAACCAATAAAACTATTGAACGGGCAAAAGTGGTAAAAGCAGAGGTAACGCAGGCTTTGCAAACGGTGAATGAGGCAATAAACCTTGTTGAAGGTGGTGTTGGAGGTAGTTTATCTGGAATTGCTCCGGTTAGGGCAACAATGGCCGTATTTGGACAACCCGCCGGAAAAGTTCTTGACTCAAAATATACCACTATTGGCAGTTATTCATTTTTGAATAAACTTGAAGAAATGAAAGACCTTTCAAAAAACGGAGCTAGTGGTCTTGGTTCTTTGAATGCAACGGAGGGAGTGGCCCTTAAATCAAGTATTGCCGTTCTTGACCCATCTCTTCCAAGAGAAGAACAGCTAGGGAATCTTAAAAAGATAAAAGCTAATTTAATGAGATTGGGTGGAGTTCCAGAGGCGAGCATGGCAAGCGGTGTGAGATATGACAAGAATGGTCATGGATATGTGCGTGGACCAAATGGAGAAGCAATTCCAGTAAATCGTTGATTATGGCAACTCCGCTTAAATGGGACGAGCTTTCCAATTCGCCACCTGTGCCAAAATGGGACGATCTTTCAGATAGCCCGCCGGCAGATACCCTTGGGGAACAGCAGCTCCCGCAGGAGCAATACGCTAATGCCCAGCAAGCCCAGCAACGGGCACAGCAAGCTAATTTTGTCCCAGAGATGGTTGCTGGTAGCCAACGCCAGATGGATGAACAACGTGCGCGAAATTTGCAAGGAAGCATGGGCCTCTCTGAGCCAATGGCCCCCAGCCCCGTTCCCTATGCCGACGAAAGACAGAATGATGGATTCACCCCATCCTCCGCAGAATATCTCCGACCCCAGAGTGCTGGTGTTTCTTTCTTTGATAGGATAGTTGCTGGATTTGCGCCCACGGCTGAAGAACAAAAAGCTTACTACGAACTTGAATATGGAAAGGGATCTTTTATCCCCGTTTCTAAGGATAGGGCTTTGGTGCGTGTTCCCACCGGGAAGAAGGATGGTAGTAGGCATTGGGTGGTGGACGATCCCGTTGGCCTAGATGCTGGTGATGTTGCCCAACTTTCATCCAATGTTCCCCAGATTATCAATGGAGCCATAGCTGCCAGTGCAGCCGTTCCAAATGCAACTAGCCCACTTGCGAAGATTGCGGTTGCTTCTGGTGCATCAGCCATTGTGTCTGGAATCACAGGGGCCATTCAAGACTCCGCCTATCGGCTTTACGCGGGAACCCCGGTTAACATGGATGAAATCATCCAGCGCCGTGGATTGGGTGCAGCGATGGAGACCGTTGCGGGAATTGTCCTTCCAGTGGTTGGCGGAAAAATCGTTCAACAATATAAGTCTGGTCGAGCCGTTAAAGCACTGTTGGACGAATACAGCACCACTACCAGAAACGCCAAGGAGGCCCTTGGGGCATCTGGTGTAAACCCCAAAACAGCAGGTGAATTAGGAGATGCCTTAAGGGCGCTTAGCCCAGAAGATGCCAATGCCGCCGAACTGGGGGATTCGATTGCTGCGCTATTAAACAAGAATGACGACGCGATACGAAAGGGCACTGAGCGTATGTCTGGACAGGCTCTTTCTAATGCTGAAGCAAGAGCGCAAGCGCAGATTGCCAACGCTACACAAGCTGTTCCAATTCAGTCGAAAGATGCTGGCCTTGCTGCTATTGGTGCAGCCAAGAAGGTGGTTATTGATAACCAAAAAGCGGTTGATGATTTGTATAAATCCGCTTACAAGGAGATTGGAAATGCCGTAAACAAAACGGGAGCTGGTGGCAAGAATTTCGTAAATCTATTTGAGACCAATAATGCAATAGAAGAAATATCTTCAAAGAATCTGCTTATTCCAGATGGATCTGGTGGATTTAAGAAATCGGATGTTTTTGCTCCGTTGGCCTCAAAGCTTAAACAAATAGACGAAGCTACGTATGTTCCTCAAAGTCTTGAGGCCGCAAGACAGCTAAGGACAATGATTGGCGACCGCGCCTATGGCCGTGGTGGTAGTGATATTTTTAGTAGCCTGGATGAAGCTGCCGCAAAAAGGATTTACAATGCGTTGTCCAAAGACATAGATGACAGCATTTCTGCCTTTAGCGGAAGCGGAGCACTTGCCCTAAAGAAGGCCAATGATGGCTACAAGGTTCTCATATCCTCGGTGGATGAAAGCAAATTCATCGGAAAACTGGTGAATAATGGGTTTAATAATCCAGAAGAGGTTGTTCGTTCATTAGTTGGTGGCGGAACCAAGGATTGGGCGGATGCCAGGTCCGTTCTTCCACCAAACACATATGCCGCCGTTAGGCGTGCGGTTGTTGGCGAACTCAGCGGGGAGGGACAGGGAAGCAAGCTTGTTCAATTTGGCAGGGAAGTGCTGGATGTTCCAACGCTTTCTAAGAACCTTAAAGAAATTGATATTGATGTAAAGAATGAGATATTCGGCTCCGAGGCTCCTTGGAAGGCCTTGCAGAAGATTGGCGATGAATACTCATTCATAACAAAGCGTGGCGGAATGTTTACCACCCCGGCGCTACCCCTCATCACCGACATCAAGGATGCAGTGAATATCGCTAAAACGCAGGGGTTTGATGCCGCCAACCAATACATCAAAAAGATGGTGGCTGGTGCCTCTGCGCGCAGAAACAGCCTTGGAGAGTCCCTTATTTCACAGATTAATAATGGAACCATGTCTCAGACGGTTCAGAATCCAGACAACTTTCTTAGGGCGGTGATATTTAACAACGAAATTAGGCCAAGTGCGATTCGTTCCGTATTGCGTAAATTGCCAGAGCGAACGCGCACCGATATTGGCAACACTGCCTATCAAGAAATCTTTGAGAACGCCCGTCAGCAATCTGAATCCTTAATGAAAAGGGGTGGATCGTATGATATTGAAAAGGTTGTTAATCAATTATTTGGTGATAGAAAACGGATGGAGGTAATCACCGATACGATTGGTGAGAAGCGCATGGAAATTTTGACGAATTGGGCCAGATTTGAGGTGGGAAGTGCGTTGGAAGCTGGTTCTAAAACCGTTAGCGGGAGGCGTTTTGCCGGTCTTATTGCTACGGCCCCCTATCAAAATCTATTCGCTGCTCGTGCCACCTCGATGGCATTGGAAACGGCTGCGGGGTCTTCCCTCATCAGTAGCTTAACCAAAAAGAATGCTGCGTTGTTTGCCGAAACCCGCCAAATAATTGATTCTCCCAGAAAGACCGCCTACCAAATATCCCTGTTGCAACGCGCTTTGAACACCAATGGCTTCAGCGACTACCAGGAAATGCTTAGTGGTTTTACGATGCAACAGAAAGACGCGATTGACGGCTATCTGAACCAATAACGAGCGGCCACCCATTGGGGCTGGCCACAGGACGTTAAAAGGCCCGTAAACGCCCAATGTGACGCATTACGGGCCTTTTGCTTGCACAATAGGCAATCTATGGCCTATTGGCCCAGAATGGCTAGAATCGCCACTAAACGGGCTTTACGCGCCATTTGGTAGTGGTGCGCCTATTCGTCACCCCCATACCGCTCCAACGGTCAACAAGCCCTGCGGCTTTCATGCGCAGGAGGCGACCGTAGGCCGAATCGCGGGTGCATTTGTAGCGGTCAACGTATTCCTGGGTGGAGAACCACCCGTCTCCCATTGGCTCTGGGTTGGTGTTGACGATGGCATCCATTGCCGCCCAAGGATTGTTTTTGCTGGGTTTCATGTTATTATTGCTGCTTAAAGGTTGTTTTTGCTGATTTTCGTGTGATTAGAAGCACTCCAAGCCGGTGGGGGCGTAGAACCTGCCATTCACCCCGCGTATCTGCCAAAGGGTATAGGTGCCGTCCTCAAATAGATAGCCAGCAGCCCAGCCATGCGCCCAGCGCAGCTTGCCCGTCTTCCTGTTAACGTAGTCCATATCCAGCTTGCAGAGGCATCCTATGGCGCGGGCTTCCTGTTGCTGGAGGCCGGGGGTCTGGAAGCTCTCGATGCTGTGAACGTGGCCGAAGATGACGTTTCCGTAAATACGGGAGTGCGCGGCACAGGCCGACATCCCCGCGTGATAGCCGTGCACCACGTTGAGCTTCCCGATTTGCAACACCCCCTCCCGGCTGTCGTAGGGCCAGAGCTTGGCCTTGTTCTTTCGCGCTAGGGCTTGAACGTCTGCCACCATGCGAGCCCCCAGGTCCTGCCTGACACCTTCCTTGGACGCGGCCAGATCAAAGATACGGACACAGTTGCCAGTGAACGCCACCTTGCCGCCAAATCGCGTTACAACGGTGCCCAATGGCATCGTCACGCAATACACCGTATCGTTGTACGGCATCTTGGTGATCTTGAGCTTCTGGTCAATGTCACCGCAGGCGTCAAATCTAAATTTGCACGCCCACTGTTGCTTCCCGTTAGGAAACGCCTTGGGGTTGGGTTTTGCGGCCCGCATGGAAAAGTCGCACCCGCAATGGATGGCCCATTGCTGCATGACATCGGCATTGCGCTTGTCCGTGGTGGTCCACTTGGTGTGCTGATAGCATTTCGCCCCGTCCGTCTCGGCAATGGCGGCAATTACCGTCTGGAAATGGCTCCGTGGAAGTAAGGCCCACCTCGCGGGGATTCGCTTCTCCCCGTCCAACCCGGAGATGATTGACCGGGCATCATCCCCGTAAATGCGAATGTAATAAGGCTGGAGCTTGTTTACCCCGGTTTTCTTGCAAAGACCGAAGGTGTATTTGATTTCAGCCTTATCAAGCAATGCCTTCAACGCCTCAATCTTGCGAGGAACGGACAACTTGAACTGAATCCGCGCCTTGGTGGTGTTTGCGTCGTACTTCTTCAAGTTGACGATACATCCATCCATAATCACCCATGTTAAGACGCGAAGCCACTCGGAAGAGTGTTCGTCAATATCTTCTGGCGTGAAGCCGCGAGCACGATACGATGCGCTCGTCCTGATGGCGCTTTCATTGATGGATTGGCCGTAAAGGTTGGCGGCCTTGTGCTTCACCCCGTTCAGCACTACGTCATGGCCAGCCGATACCACTTGGTGGGTGTAGCGTCCCTCAATGGAATACACTTGTTCCTCATGGCGCGACACAGTGCCAATCGGATGTTGGTAGGACACGACTCCAGTGGACATATCAAACTGTGCAACAAGGTCATTGGTTGTCACTAGCTCCACTGGCATCCAGCCGTAATCTGTTAGCACGTCCGTGCCATTGGCCAGACAATGATTACCCAGCATGAGGTGGTTGTCGGTGCCCCCCTTGAAGAAGCGATTGGCAAATCCCACCCCGGCTTCGTAGTCCTCTGCCATGCTCTGTGCCTGTTCGTCGGCGCTCGCGCCCTTGCGAATGGCCGAAAAGTCCCATAAATCGCCAGCAATCACCCGTATCTTGGGCTTAAAGCTCTCCGTGAAGGCTAGACAGGCTTCCGTGGCCCGTTCGTCTAGCTCGATGCCGTGGATGTCGCTAACCACTTGGAATGCAATCGGTGGTTTCATGTGGTTGTTTTGCGTTGCTCTCTCTCTTCGTTGGTGTGTTTTTGGTGGCAATCTAAACAGAGGAGACGAAGCCCGTCTGCCTCGCAGAACAGCCGCTCCACGAATCCCGGCAGATCGCTATAATGCTTTAGCTGTCCAGCCGGGTTGATGTGGTCGATTTGCGTCTCTTTTTGCATGAACCACCCACCGCATTCGCTGCATTGCACCTCGTACTGCTGACGCTTGTTTGGACCCTTGTATGGCCTTCGGTTGGATTTCCTTAGATCGCAGATTGGTGGCCATCGAACCGAAGCACGCCGCAATGCGGAGCGTATAAACGAGAACTTTCTTGAGGTAGTCCATTTTCCTCCTGCGTGGGGTTTTGGGGGCTTGGGGCGTTTCAAGACTTGGGGCGGCGTTTCTTAGCCTTTTTTGGCTTCTTGGTAAAAATGGCGTCGTAGTTGGCTTCCCACTTGGCGCGATTGTAGCCGTTTTGAGGCTTCATTCCTTTTCCACTCATGTTAAGCGTTTATTTGCCGGATGGCGGAGAAACACTGTTAGACGCCAAGCAGCACGTCTTGCGCGATTCGGTTGTCTTCATGGGCGGCTGTCGCTCAGTTCTGCGTTAGGCGACGGATTCGAGTGCATAGACGTGCGTTTCGTCGTTGCCCGACCATGCGACGGCTTGCTCGCGTGTATCGAAGACCGGAATGAAGTGCTGCGGGCCTTCCTTGGGCGCGGCCATTTCGATTCCGGCGACGGTTAGATTTTTCCAGCCGTGCGCTTTCATCACGCACCAGAAGCGCCTAACCAGCGGTCCAGAGCCAACAGCCTTGTCCGTCCGGCTGGCGGTCGTTTTATTGTTTTTTGTGAGTTTAGTTTTCATGCTTAGAGTTGGTTGGTTTTCGGCGGCTGTGGCTCATCCCGGTCGTTAGCTGGCCCTCTCCATCGAAAGTTCAGTCTCCGTATCGAGCACGGCATCATAAAATTCACGCATCCATTTCTGTTCGTCCGCCGGGAGGCGTTCGGTGATGCGATAGTATTCGCGTCCGCGCTTACAGAGTTTGCATTCGCACCGGCTGGTTGGCCACGGGGCGAGCGCCTTCACGGCATCGTCTATCGCCTCACCGATCATTTCCGGCGCGTCGGGACTGTGCAGCTTGCGCACGTCCTCGAAAAACTGGCGGGCTTTGAGTGCTTTCATGTTACGTAGAAAGAATCCCGCAGGGGTGTCTTGCTTCTGGTCGGAGATAGCGGGCGCTTGCGCTGACCCACCGGATGCGGTTCCGGCTGACTGTCGCTCTCCTTTACCCTCCGCTGGCATTTCAGGGCCTTTTCGCTCATTGGAGCCAGTGATAGTTTCTGCGGAAATTTGTTAGTGGTTTTCATACGTAAACCCAGCTTTCTTGCTGACGTTCCAAAGCGGCCAAGGACCACGCATCGCCTATAGCTCTGAGCTGGTCTGACGGCATCATTGTTTCTAACGGTGTTTCTACCACCGGTGAGGATTCTGTGTTCATCTTGATTCAGTTGATGCCATGGTGGTCAATAAGCCGTCAAGGAAATAATTGCGTGCCTTCAAAACGTGTTTGCACATGGATGCCGGGGTTCCTATTGCGGCCCCCGCACGGATGGCCGGGGAACGTCTCGTTTCCCAATCGCGGCATGAGCATTGCCCAATACCCCCATTTGCCAGCAAATCCACTCGATAGGGATGGGGGCTATGGTCACTCTCCACAGAATACACCATGCGTTCGTTGGTTGAGTTCATAATTGGGATTGAGCTATGCTGATTAGCAAGTCGCGGAATGGTTTTGGTGTGTGAATGCGGGCCGTGCTGTCTGTGCCGCCTCCGCGTGCTCCCACCTCACCCAGGCGCTTTGCACGCTTAAGCCCCATTCGTGCAACCACTGC